CTTGAACCTGATGGCATACTTCCAACTGATGCCTCATGTGCTCCTGCGATATCCTCATAATAATTATTGATTTCATTAGTCAAACTATCAACCGTAGAAGGAAGGGCTTGCATTGCAACCTGTTCCCATTTTCTTCCTTTATTGACCTCAATTACCTCACCCTGCTCATTGGTGATTGTATTGACACCATGCCCTTTTTCGGCAATTATCCGATAGATAAGAGCCTGATTGACATACATTACTTTTTGGGAAATAACTCTATCCAAGACCTTATTAAGAGGAATAAGATCAGCCGTCCATGAACGGTGATAGATTTTTTTAGGATCTCTTGGAATCTGAAAACAATAGATTGAATATTTTTTGTTTTTCAGAGCTTCATCTCTTAGGACATTTTTACCAGAATAGGTAAATAGTTGGACATGACCACCTTTTTCATTTCCCTCATCATCCCATAGGAAAAATTCCTTAACAGTTGCCCGTTTGACGACATCTTCGTTGGTTCCCCCTTCTTCTTTTCTAATAATTCTAGCCTTCATCTGTGAGGTAGCTACTTCATCATCGGATTGAACTTCTTTCCTGTTTTTCTTGTTATATCTATCATCAGATTTGATTTCATCAAGCGATCTTTTAATGGTTTTTGCAATAAATCCTGATTTAATATCCCCATCTTTAATCTTTGCCCTTCTATCAAGCCAAATATCAAAACTATCGTGAAGTTCAATATCAACAAATCCCTCCCCGTCGTCCCCTTTTGGGTTCCAGTCAAGTTCAACAAATCCAACTGAAGTGTTAAGACCAGATTCAACTATCCCGTCAATCGTTATTTCCATATTCAAAGTCCGATAGATATCATCCATAACTTTCCGCATCTGTCTTGCATATTCGATTGCTTCATCTCCCAGATCATCAGGAACAATTTCCCATTTAGGTTGGTGTCTTGTCGAGTAATTTTGGATTGACCTGTTTGTGGATTTAATTTTATTAATAACCAACCTTACCTCTCCTTTTCTTCTGGGGGGGGTTTCAAGAGAGTTGGTAACGGAGTTATAAAAGACATAATGATTACCTTCAAGAAAACTATAGTTCATATACCATTCAAAATGACGTTTTGAATTGGCTGTTTTTGAATCATTAAGTATCTTATCACACCAAGCTATCTTCTCATCATCGGAAAGTTTTTTCCATTCCTTGTCGTTGACGTATATCATATTTTATCTTGGGCGGTTAAAATTTTATCTTCTGGAGCTTCTTCAACAGCAACATAGGGAGATTCTTTAGGTTGCGGGGTATTTTCATCTTGTCCTTCAGTAACTTCCTTGTATTCGGTTGCTGATTTTGAAATTAATTTAAGTTCAAGTTTTTCCCTCTCAAGACGGTTTGTCCTATCCTGATAAAAAATATACCCTAGAAGAAGAATTATTAAAAGAAATAAAAATTGCTCCATATAGATATTATTATACATTAATAATTTACCACATCTCCCCCATCACGTCATCAACGGGTTTTTCTTTTTTCGGGTGAGCAACCAACTGATTTTCAAAATAACTTGCCTTTTGTTCCAAAGGTGGAGTATTGGAATCGGGGACAAATCCGATTTCCTCAGTATCGGTTAAAGCATCTATAATATCATCATGTGGAGCAACAGGAAATTTTAATAACTCAAACTCAAGCTCATCCATCTCCCGTTTTATATAAACTTTCTTATTTTCAAACCTAGGTTGTAACACCGACCTTATTCGCATTTCTTTGGTAATCTGAGGTCTAGCCTTAATCTCAAAAAGAGGTAAAAAAATTCCCTTGCTTTCCTCAGCATTTCTTATTGACTCCATAATTCCCTGAGCCTGTCCAATAACCTCGATACTCATTGTGATTGGCGACCATTTTTTAAAAACAATAAAAAGTTCTTCTATATACTCACCTGTTGTATATTTTTCCCGCTTAATTTCCAAAACATACCAGTTATTTTCAGAATCAATCCCAACTGTCAAAATTACCGAATAATCAGCCTCAGTTGACTGAGATACGGCTGGATCGGAAAGAGAAAAAATATTCAAGACTTTAGGAAGTTTGACTTCTTCATTCTCTCCGTAATATTTTATCATTGACTGTTTTATGATAGCCGCATCATCATCTACAGGATCATTAAGATAAAAAGCTGAAAAAGAATATGCCCCATGAAGAATTTTTAAGTCTTTAATTACCGCATCACTAAATCTTTCGGGAAAATAAAAAGTTCCATCTGGGTTATAAATAGATTTTTTTAAGATATCAACCTTGTCCATCATCTTGTCCAGAATATATTGATAGAGTTCATAGTAGGCCCATCTTGTCCCAAGAAGTAACATTTCCCCCCCAGGTTCCAAGAGAGAATGTGATTTTTTCCACCACTCGATTACCTTATCAGCTTGGACTTTGGTTGCGGAATTTTCTAGGTTAATAAGATCATCATCTATGATAAGATCATAATGCTGTGAAACCAAATTTCCTCCTACTCCAGTTGTTGTAATGGTTGGGGTTTGGGAGGTAATTGTCCGTCCCGCAACTACAATTTCCGACTCATTCCACTTGAGGTTTTTATCGTAAAACCCACTCCCCCCGTCATAATCCCCATAAAGCATCAGATATTCCTTATTATTTATAAGATGCCATTTAATCTCGTCCAAAAACTTCATCGCATTGGAAAGAGTGGCGTTGGCAATCAATATCCTGATATTTCTGTTTTTGGCAATCTGCTGGAGAATATATCCGACAGTTACGAAAGTTGTCTTAAAACAAGAACGGGGAACAAGCAGTAATTTAATTCTTTTTATTGAGTTTTTTAACCATTCGGCCCACTCCTTGTGAACGTGGGGAACCAAGAATTTCCGCCTATCCTCTGACTGTTCAAGAATATATTTATTAAAAAAGAAAAGGTCATCAAGACCTCGAAGTTTCTTTTTCATCAAAAGATTGTAATAAAGTTCTTCTTGAGGGTTCATACCTGATTATACCCTGCTTTCTTTTTCTTTCAAAAGTTCAATCAGTTCATTTTTTTTCATTCCGACTTTATAAGCACTTCCAGCCATCTTCAAAAGTTCCTGCCAAGATTTTTTCTCAAGTTGACTTCTTCGGGTTTCAATTTTATCGGCAAGATTTGATTTTTCTTCCTGATTAAGTTTAACCTCAACAAGTCCGTGGTTATTTAAGAAATTCAAAATCTGATGGGCGGTAAATCCATCAACAGGACGTGATTGTCCTGCTTTGAAAACCTCAACTTTTCCCCCGACAATCAGTTCTTTATCCTTATCACTTGGGTTTTTAAATATCTTTGGTTCGTATAACATAAAATTTAAAAATTTATAATACTGAAATAATCCTGACCTTATTTCTCCTCAAGGTCAATTCACAAACTTTACATAGGGTTTTTACAAAAAGACTGTCCTCTATCTCATATCCAAGATCTTTACAGATTTCCATTTTAAGGCAACCATCGCACTTTCTAACCTCGGCATCTATTATCCTGAAATACGGTTTTCCGTATCTTGTAACCAAAATCGGCAGTCCGTTTAAGGCTTTATATAGATTAAACTGCAACTCCTTTACGGAAAGTGTCAACATTTTGCTTCACCTCCTTTGACCATATCTTTTAGTTTAACTTAGACGGAATATTTTTACCACCGATTTTCACCTCTTTGATAACAGGCTCATTTTTCAGGAATTTCTTGAATCCCTCAGTCAATCTTGGCTTAATGGGTGGCATATTCAGAGCCAATCCCTTAAAGAGTTTCTTGATCTTTTCGTCTTTATCGGTATTCATCACCACAAACAACCCTGTATAAATTGAATTTACCAAAGCCTCCATATTATCAACCTTCATTTCCTTGTTGACTACCATAGAGATAATCTTGGCAACATCACGCAAACCTTTGTTGGTCATATTTCGCCCCCTATCTTAAAATCAATTTATAAAGCCGTTCAATCAAATAACAAAACGGTTCATCGTTATTAGGATCATACCTGACATTCCGATCAAACAAAATAAAACCAGTCAAATGTAAAAGTTCATGAATTAAAAAACTCTTATGTTTCAGATTATCCACCCAAATAATATAAATAATATTTCTGGTTTTTAAGTTCTTTCTTGCCAGACTGTGAGCTACCCCCCATTCGTGATCCAAACTTTCCTTATCTATCTTCAACTGGTCAATTAAGGCTTCTTTAGCCTGATCGGCCGTACAATTTTTAAGAAAATAAATAGGAGCTTTATACAAATCCTCATATACTCTTTTGATTTTTACTTTCATAGAATTTTTCCATCATTATTATTTTTAACATACGAAACTGCTTTTTGGAAACAAGCATCGCAAAATAACTTCTTATCAACTATTAAATTACCATCTCTATCTTCTATAGAAATTAACTTCCTACTGAACATTTTTTTCTCAAAATGTCCCCTATTTTGACAATATCCTATGGTTGAATCAATCTTAGGTTCATCTAAGGGTTGTCTGACATCTTTTTCAGACGTTTCCGCAACTTGTCTGACATCTTTTTCAGACGTTTCCGCAACTTGTCTGACATCTTTTTCAGCC